CACAGGAAAAACATGAAAATAACACTAAATGACCAAGAAATTAGGGAGGCTCTGATTAAGGCTGTCAACGAAAAAACAAGTTGTATCATGGGCGTTGCCGAAGATAATAACTGCTGGTTTACAGCAACCGATACAAACGGCGAAGAAATTGATGATTTGGGATTCATCGAATTTCATTGTGAATTTTAATAATATGAAAGAATTTTTTAAAAATTTCATCAGGATTTCTACTACATCATTAATTGGATTGATGATATTAATTGGAATTTATCAATTAGTATTATACAACCCAATTATTGGAACATTTACTGGAATCGTCGTGCTGTCTTTGATTTCTGCTGCTTTAGAAACATTTAAAACATGAAAACAATACTAATACTACTACTGACAATTAACCTTGGGTTTTCCCAAGAATACGGAATTGCTTCCCATTACTCAATTCGCACGAATGGGGGGACGCACACGGCAAGTGGAATCACTTTGCGGGATGATGCTTATATTACCGCCCATCGCACATTACCATTTGGAACTATCGTGAATGTCACTAATATTAGAAATGGGAAAAGCGTGAATGTTAAGGTGGTTGATCGAGGTCCACATATCAAGGGTAGGATTGTTGACCTTTCCCAAGCTGCTGCCCGTAAGCTTGGTTTCCTGAAAAACGGGATTACCAAGGTGCGGGTGGAAGTGGTTGAGATGGGGGATGGGAAGACACACTTTAAAAACTAGAATACACTGCGGATATGGACAAACAATCAGAAATCACTTATGAGGACATGCGTAAATACCTTGTCCAAAGTATCAACACCAACGCTAGAGATATTTGGGAACTGGAAGATAAGCTAAGAAGTGAAAACCAACGGGTTGCAGATGGCAAGGAATCTATTGTTCGGGTGGTAAAAAGATTTGGAATCATGGGGGAAGAAGCTGGTCACGAATTACAAAGGATTGCTTATGATCTTGATCCTAAAAATAAGGAGAATAAAATCAACAGACTTATCACCGACGCACTTGTTTACGTTGATGCTGAGTATGAAAGAGGAAAATACGAAGGTCGCGATATGAAAACACTCTTCGGTGCGCTTTTTGAAATGATTGGAACAGAGGCATATGCCCGATTTGATGCTGCATATTCCCTAAGATAGAGAGATTAAAAGTATGCAAAAAATATACGTTTTAAAATATGGTGATGTTGGGCAGGATGGTGTCATTATGGAAGCATTTAAAACCAAAACATCCTTTCGCAAACATGTCCGTTTGGAATATCCAGACGCAATCGGTAGAAATAGAGATAAACCAAACGAACTTTATTGGGAGTGGGGTTGTCATGGGGAACCCAATGGGGGGTGGATCATGGGAGAAGAAGTAGAATTACATTAAAAATATGATAAAATTAACTAAAATAGACATTAATCCCAACAGTGGAGCGATTCAAGCTTCAACCATTGAGGAATACCGCACTGACCAAGAGCGTGGTACATGGGGTCAATGGTTTGAGGGCAAGTCTCCTCCTGTGGATTACTGGATTGTGGGAGAGCTTATTGGAGAAATCCAAGTCGGAAAGGCTATTCTCATTGACCGTTGGAATCGCAATGGGGTTGTGATTCGGGGAATCATGCATACATCTGAAGTGATGAAGCTTGAAGAGAATGATGGAGTAACCTATATCACAACCGCAAACAGTCTGTATAAGATGGAGCAAGTGGACGAGGAGGATGTTTTAAACTATGAAATGGGTTTGTTTAAAAACTAGAATACACTGATCACATGCAATTAAAATTCATATCAACAAAAGAGAAGTTACCGAAGAACGGGGAATACATTTTCGCTATCAAAACGGATCGGCAAATAATGTATAAAGATGCAGGAGAACCAGCATTCATCAAATGCGAATGGGCGTGGAATGATGGGGATGGGGGAACTTGTGGATGTAAAAAATCAGAATCATCCATTGATAACATGCCGAAAGGATACAAGTATCTGGATATCATAGATGGGAATGGGTATGTGATTTGGACAAGTGAAACAAATCCGGGTAATCCAAAAATCGAGCATTTTTGGTGGATGTCTCAGAAAGAATTCGATAAGATTTGGAAAAACGCGAAACATTGAACGAAGTATGAAATGGATGTCAATATTTGTGGAACCAGAACCATCCGGTATGGAATGGGAACCCCCGAATTACAAGCCAGAGGACTACACTTGCTTTGATTGTCCCCATAAGGATACCTGTGAATACGCTTGGGATCACTACAATACGAATGGCGATTGCCTTGCAATGAAATAAAAAATAGAACACAATAACTTCATGCACGAATTTATTAAAACAGATAATTGGCAATACATCTTTGACAATTACGAATCCACCTATCTTGATGGGTTGAAAGGGAGTTTTCTGATCCGTAGCTGGAGAATTGATGAAAATAGCCTTCACGAAGGTCTTAATGACATGGCAAGAGCCTACCAGACTGCTCAACGCCAAGACAAGGAATGGGACGAAAGGGTGTGGTTCCCTTTTCTGGATGAGATCAAGGCAAGGGCTGTTGATAACAAGGTGATTCTCCATGCCAAACCAACCCATGAATATTCAGGAAAACAAGACCAATGGTGGGAATATACATATTCAAATACCAATCCTCGTTACGGGTGGGGATACTCCTTCAATTGGATTGAAGAACCCGATGAGAAAATCAATCACGATTTGGGGCAGAAGCTTTATGAATTGGATCGCTATCAAAGGAAATTCGACCAGCGTGTGTTCATGCTTCAAAAGCTGCTTGAGAAGTATCTGTTGAAATATGTCTATCGCATCTATAATTATGAATGGCTTGACAAGAACCAATTCTCCGGTAAGCTGGTGAAAATCACCTTGCGGGGAGATGAGTATTGGTATCACATTACCACAAACAGAAACGGTGTGCCTGTATGGGAGAACTTCATCTGGCAATCGAATCAAACGGAGGAAATTAATTTATGAAAAAAATCAAAGTTAGGAAAAATTTGTCAGATCATCTATATGAACTGGAAGGTTCTCTGGATAAAGCCATTGAATATTTGAAAGACCTCAAGGGAAAATATTCCCAATACGAAAATCTTCACTTTGATGTTGATTATGATTGGGATAGCAAACAGCTTTACCTTTGGGGTGAGATTGATGAAACGGATGCTGAATATGAAGCACGACTTGGACGCGAAAAGATCGTTCAGGATCAGAATGATAAGAGAGATCGTGAGCATTATGAACGATTGAAAGCCAAATTTGAAAATGAAAAAGAATAAATTAATTAAAATTCTACAGAATATGGAGGGGAATCCCGACATTAAGATTTGGAATGGTTACGCTGAAGATTGGCAGGATTTCAATCTTGTTGAACAGGAATTTGTTAAGGAGACGGAGGAATTTATTCGTTGGCGAATAGAAACCGATTGGAAATTTAGGAATGAAAATTGGACTATTCCACCGGATGTTCAGAGAGAACTTGATGTCATCATCGCCCGACAATTAAAAGAGCGGGAATGGGAATTTCAAAATCCATATTTTTCAGGGGAGGATGAAAAACGGCGATATGGAAAGAATCGTAAGAAGGTGTTTCTAATCAACGCTAAAATGCGGGGCAAAAGCACGTTTGATCGCATGGGTGATATTGATTATTAAAAACTAGGTTACACTACGAATATGAACTACAAATTTTTAATGGATCAAGATGAGCTTGAAAGGTTTATTGACTGGCTACCAGACTTGGAAGAGCATGAAATATACTACTTGGCAGCGTTTACAAGAAAAAAATACTGTTCAGACGACCAACATCCTTGGATCAAGGCGGATAAAAATCATTTGAAAAGATTTACGTCCACCAAAGAGCGTTTGGTATCCAAAATCAAACAATTGGAATGTCCTCTTGGTTCTTACACCATGAAAGGCAAAGGTGGGGGTGAATTTGTAGTTCCCCAAGAGACGCTTGTTTTGTATATCTCCCCAAATCCCCGCGATTTATGGAAAGCCACTATCCAAGGTGCAATTGATCTTATGAAAGTTGTGCAATGCCAAGGCAAGAACAGCAATCCCCATCAGGAGATTCTATCCACCATCCAAAGGACTGCTTCCAAGAAAAGGATCGTCACGTTCGATGTGGATGAGAAGAGTCAGAACGTTCTGGATCGCTTTACGGATGTCTGTGGCAAGGCTGTGGACGTTGTGGAGACGCGAGGTGGTTATCACTTCCTAGTCCATCCCAAGGAGATGCCCAAGAATGAGAAATGGTATCAGACTCTATCGGAGGTTTCGGACGTAACTGGTGACGCATTACTCCCGGTTCCCGGCACATTTCAGGGATCGTTTGTCCCTCGTATGATCATCAACAATCATTAAAATTATGCAAAAATTAGTATTGAGATATCATTGGTGCGTCCCCTATGAAGCGGAAGGGGATGTAATCCTTCCATTTGAATACGAATCCAAAGAACAAGCATTTGTGGATTTCATGGAGCTACGAGAAGACGCTGAATGGGAATTTCAATTTTTGGGGCAAAGGTTTGATGTTGATGTTACTGAAGATACAGAATTCTTCACTTTGGAAGAATGGTTTGAAATATACAAGATTAAAAACTAGATTACAATGATCCCATGAAAATTGAAATCACCACGAAGGAGAGACAAAAAATTCTCAGATTCTCCACAAAAATAAAACAAAAATTTGAAGATGGGGAAGTTGAACCCATTCATAATTCAAAGGAATCCCAAGATTTCATTAAAGAATTTTTAAAGAGTCGGGGAATCGATAAACCAAGGGTTTATGAACAAGGAATCTATGCTTTTGGTAATGTGGGGATGCACACCGACAATCTCTCCCCAAAATCCGCGATGACGATGTGTCTGTTGATTTCCGGTAGTGGTAAATTGTTCGCTTGGGATGGTAAAAAGGTGAACGAATATCGTATCAGTAAAGGAGATGGTGTTATTTTTGATTTCAATCTTCCCCACTCATTTGAAGCTGATAAAACATGCCAAGCATTTCTAGTGGACATTCCAAAAAAATATAAGAAGAACTTACAAAATGATAAATATGAAACTCCCAAATTCTGAAGAATTTAATTTCAAAGATGTCACCATTACTGGAGATGAATGTTGGCTGATTACGCCAGATTCAATAAAATGCAAGTGGACGGAAGATACTCTAAAGTTCCGATCCATGATCATTCGTAAATCGGATCATCTCATCATTTCTAGATCGTTCCCAAAATTCTTCAATTACTCTGAGCAACCCGATTTGGATAAATTTCCTCTGGATGAGCGATTTACTGCTTATGAAAAGCTGGATGGTTCCCTTGGAATCTTTGATTCATATAGAGGAGAACTTTTGGCTAGAACGAGGGGAACTTCCAATCTACGTCAATTGGAGAATGGCCATGAATTGGATTTCTTATTGAAAAAATATAAAAAATTCTTTGATCATGTGATGAATGAGCCTGATTATACGTTCCTCTGTGAATGGCAGACAAATAGTAATATAATTGTTGTTGGAGGATTTCCAGAACCGAAATTATCTTTAATTGGCATTATTCACAAGGAAACTGGACTAATGTTCTCCCAAGAACATTTGGATGATTTGGCAAAAGACTTGGATATTCCAAGACCGGATAAATACCATTACGAATCAATTCAGGAATGTGTCCAAGATGTGGAGATGTGGCGGGGGAAGGAAGGAGTGGTTTTGTATTCCGAAAGTGGTAAGATGCGTAAGCTGAAAGGTGAATGGTATCTGAGCCTTCATAAAATTTTTACGGGAATGCGATCCCTTTCCAATATTCTGGATTTTTTCCTATCATCTCCAAGATTTGTTGAATATGGAGATTTTTATAATTACACTGTCCAACATGTGGATTTTGAATTGGCTGAAAAAATCAAAGATGAAATGATACAAATCACCGAAGCATACGGTAAGTTCATCCATTCCGTCAACATCATTGAACGTGCCATGGGATACATTTCCAAGCTGGAGACTCGTAAAGAGCAAGCATTGGCAATTCAGAAAGAGTGGAGTGAGTGGAGTTGGATGATTCCATGTGCATTTTCGTTGCTTGACAACAAGCCTTTAGATGATAAGCTGGTGAAGAAATCGATGGAGAAACTTTTAGGATTATGATAGATTACAGACAAGCCTTGAAAAACAAATGTAAAGATTTTCCAGTCTTTACCGATCCAGTGTTGGATGATCCCAGATTTTCCACATGGTCGGGAGCGGGAAGTGAAAAACACCATCATTACGGGGATGGGGGTTTGTTGAAGCACACCTATGAGGTATTTGAATATGCGGAACTGATCGCCATGCAACATAATTCCACTTGTATTGGTTGGGAGAATCGGATCAATCCCGTGGAACTGTTTATTAGTGTCATTTGGCATGATTATGGTAAGATTTGGGATTACCAGAAAGTAAATGGTATTTGGGGTAAGCATAACAACCATGCTCGTCAAATCCATCACATTTCCAGATCAGCCATGGAATTTAGTAAACATTGTCTTAATATATTGGATGAAGATTTTTTGGATCATAAAGGGAATGTTGATATAAATCCAGATAACATCATACACAATATCCTAGCTCATCATGGACAACGAGAATACGGCAGTCCCGTGGCACCAGCAACCAGAGAAGCATGGATTCTGCATCTGGCAGATAATCTTTCGGCAAGGCTTGACGACTGTGGAAAGCATGATATAATCAATCACTGATATGACAAAAAATAAATTAATAGGTTGGGGGCTTCTTTCAATTCCTTTTTGGATATTTCTAGGGGTTGCCATTATCACAAATTCAGTAATGCCATTTCTTACTGCAATGACAATTGTGGGGGGTGGGACTATAGCAATATGGACGGGGATGTATTTCTTATTTAAAGATTGATATGTGGATATACGCAGAAGAAATTAAAAAATTTATGACCCAAGAAGTCGATCTTTTGAAAGAATATGATAGGAGAAATGAATCACATTTCTTCATAAAGGTTGCAATTTGCCACTGGCATGATAAGAATGGGTTGCACATGCGAAAGGATATCCGCGTTCTCTCCCGAAAAAGTGGGAAATCTTGGGTTGATTGGTTCGATGAAGATTGCTCAAATTCCGGTGCTGATCTGATATTCAAGAATTTCGAGGATTTGGAAGAAGGAACTTATAAAGTGAAAATGCGAACATTCAAAGATTGGGAGACTGGTTATGTGGATGATTGGGTATATGAAACGGAAAAAATATGAAATTGGAACAATTACTAAAAACAACTCCTGAGACACTTGCCATGGAGCAATATGCGGCACTCAAGGAACATACCATCAAAACGCTCAACACTGTGATTAAAGCAATTGAAAATGATGCTGATTATCCAGTTATTCAGGAGATGACAGCATATTCCCCTGCTGGGGATGGTATGGGATGTGATAACTCATTCATCAATTTTGGATTCTCGGAGAAAGAACCTCTTGACATCATGGAAGTGGTTGGTAGATTAGAAGAACTTAGGACAATATCAAAAAAGAAAAAAAAGTAATATGGAAAAACAATACACGTTAGCTACGAGTGCCACTTGCGGACCCTGCTACACCCTCAAAGCCCGAATTGAAAAGGAAAATCTGGAGGTGGAGATCAAGGACTACACAAATCCTGAAAACATTGAATGGTTTAAGAAACATGGTATCCGTGCCGTCCCTCGTCTGGTGATTGAGGATGGAGATAGCGTGGAGATCATTCAGGGTATGGACGATATCGTTGAAGCACTAAAACGATGAAAAAACAACCATCTCAAATTGAAGCACAATGGGAAGTCCAATTGAATTGCGAATGCCCCTGTTGTGGGGAATTCGTCAATCTGTTGCATGAACCCGATTTTTGGGATGGGCGCGGATGGTTGGACATTCCCGAACATGGAACGGAACGAAGCAATAATCTGGAAGTCAATTGTCCTGAATGTATGCATTTTTTCGAAGTGTGTTGTGTGTGGTAAAATATAAAAATATAATATGAAAATGTGGTTCAAAAAACAAACGGTTCCGGTATCGAACGATACCAAGGAAATAGATGTGGTTCAACTGTGGGAAGTGCGTTGGTATTCCAGATATGGGGAATGGAATGGTAATACTAAACCAGAAATCGAATGCTTCACCAGTGAAAAAGACGCGGAAGAATTTGCCAAATCATTGAAAAACGCTTTCAATTTGATTCGCCATACCAGCGGAACAAAAGTGACGGTGGTGAAGGGTAAGGAATTTAAAAACTAGAATACAATTTTCCAATGACATGATCGGCAGCATCACAACATTGCCAGAACCTCCCTCTACTATTAACTTAGCATGGAGACTGGCGGGATCGGGAAGATGACCCTTCGGGGATCGGAAAAAACGAGTAATCGCAAGATGGCGACTCATCGACTCCTAAAACCCGGATGCTGAAAAGGTGGGCGCACACCGTTCCGAAAATGTCACCTTTTTTAAAAAATAATATGAACAAAGACGTAAAACAAATGGGCTGTGTGACAATCTCCCGAAACGGATATGTCCAAGAGCTTGAGGAACAGCTTCGCCAAGAGCGCGAACTTGCTGATAAGCTTGCGGTGGAATTGTCGGCTTGTAACAACACTTGGATATTCAATGAGAATAAGAACGTGGTAGAGGCGTTGAAAATGTGGAGGGAACTTAGAGGGAAATGATTAAGATTAAGAAAAAACGCAAGGATTACGATCAAATCCTCTGGATTGGGGACACGCATTTTGGCCATAACAAACCATTCCTATGGGAACCACGGGGATTCAAATCATCGGAAGAACATGACGAGTGGCTTCAGGATCAGATCGATTCTGTATCACCAGACTCGTTGATCATACACTGCGGCGATACTGGATTATCAGTCGGGTCAGAGCGTATCAAAGATTTCATGTTGACATTTCCCTGTGAAACATTAATGATCAAAGGCAACCATAATTCTGGTGTTCAACAGCTTTATCAAGAACATCTACCAGAGGGATTTCAGAATTGTGAATTGTATCCGATTCGTATTACTCCAAACATAACATTAATGGGATATGAATTTCTTCTGGATATTGATCACCACAAATTCTATGTTCGTCACATGGCACCTTTGATTTGGCCTGAGCAGAACAGAAATCGAGTATCTATTATCGCCCACAGCCACTCAAATCTCAAGCAAGCCAATCCCGATGGGAATGGATTTGGTAAGATGCTTGATGTGGGAGTGGAGAACGCCAAGAGGTATAATGGAACCGCTTTCTTCAAGCTGGAGGAAGTTGTGGATATCATGTCCAGAAAGGAAACATCACACTTTGATCATCACTAACATGGAAGAATTATTTAAAAAGCTGGAGAAGTTGAAATCACAAAAAGAAAGATTTTTTCAAATGATTGACAACCAAGAGCTTGACATTGATCAGATTGATGGTAACTTTAGAAAGTTTGAGAAGAGAGTGGCAGACCTTAGAAATGAATTTGAGGTTGAGGACTTCCTTCTCTTTGGTGCAAAAGGAAAAGAATAATAATATGAAAAAAAGAAAAATAGATGTAAAATCATTACTAAGTCGTGGTAGTGGCAATTCAACTCAATATTATTTTGATAATACTTGGCTAACTTTAGCTGCTATCAGTTTAATGAATTCAAACGATGAATCTTCAAATTATAGTGGATATGATAATTCAAGTTACAGTTATGATAGTAGTTCAAGTTACAGTTATGATAGCAGTTCAAGCTATGATAGTGGAAGTAGCAGCTTTGATTAATCTAACAAAACGAAACACAAACAACAATATATGACAAATAGTAAGAAAAAAACAGATACACGAACAATGCGTCGAAACAAAGCATGGCTTCGCAGCCCCGATCAACGGAAACGGACGAAAATTTTCCGTGTTGAGATGATTCAGCGTAAGGATGGTTCTTTCCATATTTTGGGAGGAGGAGCTTCAGCGGTGTTGAGAACAAATGCTAAACATTCAATCACCGTACCTGTTGATGTCCGTGATTTGGCAACGGAGATGCGGATGAATGGTGTGACATCGTTCTAATCCATAATAATGAAAATTCCGTCTCCTCTTTTTATGTTTTGGGGAGACGGAATTTTTCGTTTAAAAACTAGACTACAATAAGATCATGAATGGATACTTGGGAGAATTTGAAGTGGATATGGAAGACACGCCATACAAGGGTTATGATAAATCCGATTGGATGGCTGAATATATCCAAATGTATGGGAGTATTGATGGTAGCCATCACAAGGATTGGGTGATGGATCAATGCATCCGTATTTGGAGTGGTTCTGAAGTAATCGTCAAGGAAGCTCGCTGGAAAGATGGTGAGCAAGAGCATTCAGAATTTAGAATTAATGTTGGGGAACCCACCAGAAAATATGAAAAATTGGTGGCGGCGGATACCGAAGAAGACGGATATGAATGGAATCAAGGAATAGCACCTTAAAAACTAGACTACAATAAGACAATGCCAACAGGATATACAGCAGCAGTGCAAGACGGAACAATCACAGAATTTAGGGATTACGCACTTCGTTGTGCCAGAGCTTTTGGAGCTTGTGTGATGCAACGGGACGACGATCCATCAGAACCTCCAAAGAAACAGGAAGAATCTTCCTATTATCAGGAAATGGTTGACGAGATTCTGAAAGAAATTGAAGAACTGAAAAATCTTTCCGATGATGAATTGGTGGAATCTGAAAAGAATGCAAATCTGAGAGAAATCGAGGGATGTAAGCAACGTATTGAAGATAAAAAAATCGAAAGACTTCGATATGAAGATATGTTGGAGAAGGTGAGAGCTTGGGAATCCCCGTCTTCCAAACACGATAATTATAAGGAATTCATGATCAGTCAATTGGAAGATTCCATTCGATGGGATTGTAGTGGTAGTTATTACGAAGACAGTCTTCTACAAGCTGTTTCCAAATTGAAAAATATGCCAACAACCAAAGAAATTAGGGAAGAGCGTTTTTCACGCTTACAAAGGGATTTTGAATATTATCAGAAAAAACTAGCAGAAGAGAAGGAACGAGTATCTGGTAACAACCAATGGATCAGACAGCTTTATGAATCACTTGAAAATGGCAGCAAATCCTAAAGAATAGTTCCTATTTTCCATGAATTATTTGGTAATAACCACTTCAACAGGTTTAGAAGAAGGGGGACTATAGACTCCCCTCCGTAGAATGTTGATGGAGGCATTTAAATCTGCATCCATCTCCAGACCACACGAACAGGAATAGCTTTCGCCTTTCCTATTCTCCTTTTTAATAACTCCACAGCGGCTACAAGTCTGACTCGTGTAGGCGGGATTAACTTTCCTTAGCTCGAAACCTTCGGCCTCTGAATGTCTCTCCAACGCTGTCAGGAGCTTTGGATAGCTCCACCGTTGCATTTTATTATTAAATTCTTTACGAATCTTACCTTTGGATTTGTGTTTCACGTTCACCAAATCCTCCACGATAAGAGTCTTTAAATCTTGATTATCTTTCACAAATTGATTCACAATCTGATTGATCTTGTTATCACGCTCTTTCAAAGAACGTTTGAAAGCTTTTGATCCTTGCCTTTTACTGGAAATCTTTTCGTAGATATTAGCCATATCAGAACCATATGTCTTACCATTAGATGCTGCTATCAGCTTTTTATAACCAGTGTCTAATCCAATGTTAATTCCTTCTGATTTCTTGGGAATATCTTCTTTTTCCCACACAAATCCAATGGTATCTTTTTTAAGGATGATGGTGTTTCTCTTCTTAAATCCTCGCAACTCCAACAAATTAGAATGTTTATGATTCTTAATTGGGATATTGATAGAAATTGCTCTTTTTTTATGAGGGTGAAAAAAGGGTGTTCTAATTTTTATAAAAGAATTAAAGTGATTACCAGCTACAATATTAAAAAGACGAACATCGAGTTCTATTGTGATATTTTTAATTTCTGGTTTTGAGAATTTAACTTTCTTTTTCTTAAAACGTGTTCTAAGAATAGAGGATGCTTGTTTGTAAGCTACCTGCTTCCATTGGGAGTGAGCGATATCTTCAAAATCTGGAAGTTCTTTGGAATTTAGCAGAGTCCTGTGTGGTAACTTTTTATCCCAAATCAAATCGATGTAATGTTGTAAAAGTCTCCCATAACAATCCAACATATCCTGATATTTTACCATCTTGGATTTGTTTGCGAATTTTAATATATGTTTTGAACTCCTAATCATTCTCTCTAATACTATTTAGTCTTTTAGCTTGACTTTTTTGAAAATGTGGTTAAAATATTTTAGATGAGTGATGAATATACAATAAAAAAAGAATACTTCTACGAGAAGTGGTTGAACGAACACCTGAGAGTTCAGGAACTTGAGAATTTCGTGCGTCTTGCCGCCAATGGTAAGCGATCAGATGGGACTTATAATTATTGCCGAGAGGCGTTGGAACAAAAAGCAAAGGAACTATTGAAATGAACATATATTTAAAATCAGTTATATTTAGTCTGGTGTTGGGACTGTTGGGAGGGATTGCATTTCAATTCGGTTATATTCCGATTGCTTGTGTTTTTTGTTTCTTTACTTTTGTGACTCTTATGTGTGGTCCATTGATTTTTGAGAAATAATATGGAAAATAATACAGAAATGAATCCGTTACATTGGTGTTGGATTGCCCCATTTGCATTCTTACTATCTCCATTTGGAACGGTTATATTTACAATTCTATTTCAATTGGATTTAATTCAATGTTGCGGACTTATACTGATACAATTTTTGATAGTTTGTTACGCGGGTATTAAGTCTAACTTTGGAGAATAATTCAGATCACATGAAATACAAACTTAACATATCCAATGGATGCACGGCAGGAGGACATCTGGAAGTCAATGGTGTCGCCTATTCCTGTGAAGACCCGCGATATGAGCTAACCAAAGAACAGCGAGAAAAGTTCCATGAGGATTTGTTTGCGGAGATTCGGCGCATGTTTGATGATGGGGAAATCGGTGTGAATGATTTGGTGCAATTGCTTCCCGTCGAGGATATCCATTATTCCGAGACTTGCGATCAATGCTTTGATAACATGGTGACAACTTATTACGAATTTGACACCAATGGATGATAAATTAAAAATTTACCAAGAATTGGTTGACACTATTGCCAATATGTGCCACACTGTCACCACAAAACCCGAATATAGTAGGGTTGATCTGGCGGAAACGATTGCTAGATTGATAAGAGACGCAAAAGCTAAATTATGAATAAAGAAAGCACATTTTTTAAGGGTAAAAGATTATTCTATACAAAATCCGAAGAGGACGGGTATGAAGTTCAATTCGGTTTTGACGATGGAGACAACTTGATTTATATTAAGGCTAATGAAATACTGACCATTATTAACGATGAAAATCGAGAGTTGTTCATGGAACAGTATAACAAAGTTTACGATTCAACTATGAAGTATATTAAATCAAGCGGAGGGACGATAAGAAGATTATGAAAGATTATCACAACGCTATTTTTGACGAACGATTCGGTCTGTTGCCCGAACATCAACAAAAGCTGATTCTTATGTTTTTCGGCTCAAGCTGCTATAGTGTGGCGGAAGCTGTGGTGATTTGGATGAACAGTATGGATTGTTCTAGCATGGCGAGAGATATGATCCTTGACTATAAGAATGAATATGATAAATTGATGACCGAATATGAAAAAGAAAACAAAGAAACAACTTGAAGGTTGGATGCTCGAAAACTTTAATGGTAAATATGTAAGCATCAATAATCTAACAGAAGACGAAGCAAAGGCGCAGCTTTTAGAACACTGCCTAGCAATGGATAAGATGATGGGCAACCTCCAAAAGAACTTTGATATTTGGGAAAAAATGGGATACTAACATGAGACAACTTAAATTCAGAGTTTGGGACAACCTCAAAAAAGAATGGGTATCCAATAAGAGCATTTGGAGGATGAAAACCGATCCCAATGGCATTGGGGAAATTGAACCGAATGCTTTCTATTGGAAACAACATTCCCAAGGATTGACGATCCAACAATTCACTGGTCTTCTTGATTCAGAAGAAAGGGAAATCTACGAGGGAGATATTGTGATTTATAGGAATAAAAATAGAGAAATCAGAATAGGGCAATTTTGGAATGGTGAGGACGACCGAGTAGGTTGTTTTATTCAAGACCCTATGGTTACACATAGAAATTTTGGAACTAATAGAGTTTCTGCTTTTGAAAAATGCGAGATTATCGGCAACATCTTTGAAAACCCAGAACTTTTAAAATAATGACTCAATACACAATATGGATGACATGTAGCGGCGGAACTGCCACCGCTGGAGACTACATCGCGGAAACCAAGCGCAAGGCTCTGGCAATGGCTAAGAAAGAGCATGGGGACGAATGGACTTATTATGTCCACAAAGAGAAGAACAT